AAGGAGGAGGAAAAGTGAATCGAAACAATGAACGGCACTTCAATCAAATTCCAGAAATGAGAGCAAGTCGAACACGATTCAACCGTGACCAGATTATTCTCACAACATTTGATTCCGGCAAACTGATTCCGTTTTACGTGGACGAAGTATTACCGGGCGACACCTTCAACGTAGATACCTCAGCAATTATCAGAATGACCACACCGAAATATCCGGTGATGGATGATGCATTCATTGACTTATACTACTTCTATTGTCCAAATAGAATCCTATGGGATGACTTCAAACAGTTCATGGGAGAAGTAGAAGATACACCTTGGATGCCAAAAAAAGAATACAAAGTACCACAAATCACAGTAACCGTAAAAGCAGGAGGAAATCCAAAGCCAGAAGAAGGAACTATCCTTGACTACATGGGAGTGCCAACAAAAATAAAAAAAACATTCAAAATCAACGCACTACCAATCAGAGGATATGTAAAAATCTGGAATGAGTATTTCAGAGACGAAAACGTAGAAAACGCAGCAACAATCATAACGAACAGCCAAGATGTGGAATACGATACAGGGCTAACTAGCAAACCAAACGAAAAAGATGCAACAATTGAAATCAGATTGGAAAACGCATACAAAGGAGGCTTTTGTTTACCGGTAAACAAGTTCCACGACTACTTCACAAGCTGTCTCCCATATCCGCAACGTGGGCCGGAAGTGACGATGCCAATGACAGGAAACGCACCTATCAGATTGGGAAGCCCAGACGGAAATTACCAAAATTTCGACGGACCGGTAGAAATGGTAGTAGGTGCACACGGAGTCAACACAGCCGGATCTCTAGTGTACGTAAATTCCACCGGAGCACCCGGAGAAAAAAAAGCAATGCAATTCACCGGAACAGAAAAATCAAGCACCGAAACAGGCACAGGGGGATGGATGTATGCAGACCTCGAATCAATAGCCGCAACAACCATAAACGACCTGAGAAAAGCCGTAGCAGTACAGCAGTACTACGAAGCACTGGCACGAGGTGGCAGCCGTTACCGTGAACAGGTACAAGCACTGTGGAACGTGGTTATCTCTGACAAAACAGTACAGGTACCGGAATATCTTGGCGGCGGCAGATATCACGTCAACATGAACCAAATCGTGCAGACAAGCGGACAGCAGAGCAACGCAGATACACCTATCGGTGAAACCGGCGCAATGTCAGTAACGCCAATCAACGAAAGCAGCTTTACCAAATCGTTCGAAGAGCACGGTTTTGTAATCGGTGTTTGTTGTGTACGGCACAATCACAGTTACCAGCAAGGCCTAGAACGTTTCTGGAGCAGAACAGACAGACTTGACTACTACGTGCCGCAGTTTGCAAACCTGGGAGAACAACCTGTCAAAAAGAAAGAAATCATGTTAACCGGCGAAGCAAGCGATGAGGAGGTCTTCGGCTACCAGGAGGCCTGGAGCGACTACAGAATGAAGCCTAACCGGGTATCTGGCAAAATGAGAAGCAATGCAGAAGGCACACTGGACTTCTGGCACTATGCAGACAACTATCCAAACGTACCAACGCTGTCGCAAGAGTGGATGTCGGAAGGAAAGGAAGAAATTGCACGAACGCTCATCGTGCAAGATGAACCACAATTTTTCGGAGCAATCCGAGTAGCAAACAATACCACAAGACGGATGCCGTTGTACAGTGTGCCAGGCTTGTACAAACTGTAAGAAAGGAGGAAGCCCGGAGAAATCCGGGCTATTTTTAAATGGGAGCATTATCAGGATTTTTAACAGCACTCAACGTAGCCGGGAACATCGCAAACACAGTCGGAACAGTTGCAAACGCTAGCAAACAAGTAGCCGGAGCATTCGGCGGATGGGGTCAGACAGGAAACAGCCAAAGCCAAGGCGGAAGCGTAAGTCAGGGTGGTGGACACTCTGAAAGTGGAAGTCAAGCCGGGACAAACATTCAACAGGTAAATGACTGGCTAAAACAGGCATACGCATACCAAGGGCAAGAAGCTGCCATGCAAGGTAAATACAACAGTCAGAGTATGCTTAAACAGATGGGTTACAACACCTTACAAGCAATCATGCAAGGCGTATATAACCACATCGAAAACAGCGTAGCAATGAGCTACAACAGTGCAGAAGCACTAGCAAACCGTGAATGGCAAGAGCACATGTCAAGCACAGCATACCAGCGAGCCGTTGAAGACATGAAAAAGGCAGGGCTTAACCCTATCTTAGCCTTTGCAAACGGAGGCGCAAGCACACCGGGCGGATCAGCCGGAACAATCAGCGGTGCAAGTATGGGACTGGCGAGTAGCAGCGCACTGGGAGTAAGCCGAAGCGGAGGGTTTGTACCAAATGCATACTCAAGCTCAAGCTGGAGTCAGAGTGACTGGTACAACGCGGCGCAAAGCTGGCAACAAATGCTAAGCGAAACACATATGACGCCTTACGGACTGCAAAAAGCACTTACAGAAGTCGGAGACAACACAAAAGAAGCCATCACAAAGGCAACGGATAAAATGGGAAAAGGAAAAAGCACAGAACAAAGCAGAAGCATGAAACCACAAGACAAAACCGGAGCATACGGAGAAAAACGAAAGCCGGGTGATTACTTAAAGTGAGTTGCTACAAGCCATTAATAAGGCTGTACAACCCGGAAAATAAAGACATAAGTGGGCAAGTGTATTCACTTGCCCGCTTTTCTGAAATAAGCGGGAAGCAGCTAAGATATGAAGATTTGATGTATAGAAAAGATGTCATGCTAATACCATGTGGGCAGTGTATCGGATGCAGAATTCGACAGCGTGAGGACTGGACAACACGAATAGAATTAGAAGCAAGAGATTATCCAAGAGAAGAAGTTTGGTTTATCACATTAACTTATGATGATGACCATGTACCGGGCATGATAATAAACACAGGCGAAATCATGCGAAAAGTACAATACGTCTGGAAGCCAGGAGAGAAGCGCCCTGAAAGCGTACAAACGTTACTGTATACTGACATTCAAAAATTCTTAAAACGTCTCAGAAAGGCTTATAGCGGCAAATTACGCTATTTTATAGCCGGAGAGTACGGAGAACAAACAGCTAGGCCGCATTATCATATGATACTGTATGGATGGCAACCAACAGACCTTGAGCACCTATACAAGATACAGCACAACGGATATTACACAAGTAAATGGCTATCAGAACTATGGGACATGGGTCAAATACAGATAGCACAAGCAGTGCCAGAGACATATAGATATGTTGCAGGATACGTTACAAAAAAAATGTACGAAATTGACGGCCAGAAAGCAAACGCATACTATGAACTAGGGCAGCAAAAACCTTTTGCACGTATGAGCCTTAAGCCAGGCCTAGGAGATAACTATTACAAAAAGCACAAAGAAGAAATCTGGAGACAAGGCTACATCCAATGCACAAACGGCAAACACGCACAAATTCCGCGCTATTATGAAAAAATGATGGAAGCTGAAAACCCACAAAGATTGTGGAGAATTAAGCAGAACAGACAAGCAGCAGCAATCGCAGAGAACCGACTTAAGTATGAAAATGCAAACTTTGCAGAACAGTGTAAAACGAAAGAGAGAGTGATAAAGAAGCAGATGAAGAAGAGGGGGACACTTTAACAGTGTCATAGTGTCACCTAGCCCAGTACCTATCAAGTAAGGTACTGGGCTATTGTCGTTTAAAAGCTCTATGTATCAGTCTATTCAGTCTATCAGGTAATCTAATTCGCACGTGCACGCACGCGCGATAGCGCGCACGCGCGCACGCGCAATATAATATTAACTTGTTGTAGGAGTAGTAGTAGAGGTAGTGGAAAAGTTGAAAAGTGCTAAAATTTAACGCTAAAGCGTAAATAAAAAGCAAAAAACAATGTTGAAAGTTTTGTTGAAAACTTGTTGAAATGTTGAAAGTTCGTCAAAATAACGAAAATCATTGTGCAACATTTTGTTGAAAACCTGTTGAAAGTGTTGAAAGTGTTGAAAGTGTTGAAAACGCGCACAGCGCTAAAAAGGAATGGATTTAGCCGAGTTCCGCATGCGCTACACACGGCAAGGCGCTAAAGCGCCATTCAAAACAAAGGAGCAAAACCGGGTTACAAGAGAAGGTTACAATTTTATTACAAAACAGGAAAATCAGTGAAAAGCCTATTGACATATGGTATAATAGAATCAGAAAAAGAAGGGAAGGTAAGAACCATGAGACAGTACAAATTTTTGGTAAGAGTATATTTCGAAAACGGTACAAAAGAACAAAAGATGTGGATAGAAACAACCAGAGACGCAAAAGAAAAAGCGAAAAAATGTAGAGCAGAAGCAAACGTAATAAAAGTAACGCTCTACAGAATAGACCAAACATTTGATTTTTAAGGAGTTGACAAAAATGCTTAAAAGCTATATCATGAACACAGACGGAAACGTACAACTTGCAAAACACTTCAAAGTAAAAGAATTTGCATGTAAAGACGGCAGTCCGGTAGTATTCATAGACGACTACTTATATAACGTTCTGGACATCCTCCGAAATAAACTAGGAAAGCCGGTAATCATCACCAGCGGATACAGAACACCAGAATGGAACAAAAAATGCAACGGAGCAAAATACAGCTACCACATGCGCGGAATGGCAGCAGATATCCGGGTCAATGACATGAGTGCAAAAGAACTTGCCAACAAACTGGATGAAATCGTCCCGGATGAATGCGGCATTATCGTATATAAAAGCTGGGTACACTTTGATGTGCGACCCGGAAAAAAGTACAGAAAGGGGGTATAAAATGGCACTAATTTCCATTAAAGACGTCAAGCAGGCAGTCCGCATCATGATGCAGATTCTGGAAAAACTAGACGAAATCTATCATGCACTGCACGATAGCATCAACGAAAAAGGAAAGGAGTAAACCATGATGCACAAGACATGGAACGTGCGAGACCAGACCAAAGAAGCACTAGAAGAGTTACTCAAACGAAAGTACAAAGAAATCGATAGCAACTACAAAATGATTAGAAAAGTAGTAAACATCGACGATGCCAAAAACCTATTGGACGAAATTTGGCAAATGAAAGACTTTACAGACGTCATTGAATTAGAACTAATCAGAAGGGAGTATAAAAATGGCACGACATCGTAAAGTAATGAGCGGCGCAAAAGACCGCCGCATGTTTAACGTAACAGCACGAAAAACCAAAGCTATCAACCTCAGTCAGAAGCCCATGAGAGGCGGCATCCGGCTGTAAAAAAGGAGAATAAAGGAGAATAGATATCATGAAGCATGAATATTTTGGCCTGTGGGACAGTGTAGCAAAGTGCTACGCATGGGTAGGCGAGAGCAAAAACAGTGCAACCTTTGCACGTATGTGCAATGTGATGGAAAAGGATGAAAAAACGTTTGTAGGGCAGGCACCCAGCGACTATACCGGCTTTAAACTGGCAGTGTTTGAAGACGAGCAAGGCACGTTCACGAACGACAAGGAAAAGGTATGGGAGGGCAAGCCGCGTGAATAAACGATACGAAGAAGGGCGAAAGCCCTTCTTTTCTGAATCAGGAGAAAAGCTCCGGAAACAGTACGTATGGACGAAGGACGAAAAAGGACAAGAAGTACTGCAAGAAACTGCACCAATCGACATCCAGCAGGAAATTGAAAGCTATGCAGACGAATGTGATATCAAAAACATCGTCCGAAAAGCAAGCTTCGACCCGCAGTTTCTGAAAAGCCTATCAGAAGGAGCGTTAAGCGATACATACACGGATATTACAGATTTTCCGCAGAACATTCACGAGTATCACCGCATGATTGTAACAGCACAGGCAAACGCCATGAAACTTGAAGAACTGCAAAAAATGGCAGCGGAAAGAGCAAAAACAGAATCAAAAGCAGAACCTAAAGCAAAGGAGGAGGAAAAGTGAATCGAAACAATGAACGGCACTTCAATCAAATTCCAGAAATGAGAGCAAGTCGAACACGATTCAACCGTG